TATACTAAGTGTAGATTTATCAAGTGCAACATCTCCTGTTATTGAAGAAATAAGGGGTAAGAATTATATTGAGTACGGAACAGAGGAATGGAGAAACCTATATCCACAGTTCCTGATAGACCTTTACTACAATTCTAGTACACACGCAGCGATTATCAATGCGACTGCAGAAATGATTGCAGGGGATAATATAGTTATTGATGATGAGGAAGAAGAACAAAGAGATAACTTAGACAGATTAGTTAAATTAAAAAACTTTTTCTTTCACGCAAACGGAAAAGAAACACTACACGAAGTAATTAAAAAAATTAGTTTTGACTTTAAGCTACAAGGGGCTTTTGCATTACACTTAATATGGAATAAAGCTAAGACAGAAATTGTTGAAGTCTATCACGTGCCTGTAGAGAGGGTACGAGCAGGAAAGCCAAATGCTATGGGAGTTGTTGATTGTTATTATGTATCAGCAGATTGGTCAAATACGAGACAAAACAGACCTACTAAGATTGCAGCATTTGATATGAATGACAGAACAAGTCCTAGTCAGCTTTTATACACAGGGCTATACAGTCCTAATATGGACATCTACCACACACCTGATTACATAGCTGCAAATAATTGGGCTTTAGTAGACCAAAGGGTAGCCGAGTTCCATCTTAACAATATATCTAATGGCTTCTCAGGTTCATATATGGTCAACTTCTCAAATGGTGTGCCTACACAGGAAGAAAGGTTACAAATAGAACGTAGCTTGACAGACAAGTTTACTTCAGCAAGTAATTCAGGGAAATTTGTACTTACGTTTTCAGATGATAAGACTAGAACCCCTGAGATATTTCCTATATCAGTAAGTAACGCAGACAAACAGTATTTGGCTCTTCAAGAATTACTCGTTCAGAACATCTTAACAGGACATAGGGTAACCTCTCCTATGCTGATGGGTATAAAGTCCGACACAGGGCTTGGAAACAATGCTGACGAGTTAATGAATGCTGCTGACTTTTACCTTAATACTGTAGTAAAGCCATTCCAAACACATATCATTAAGGTACTAGCTAAAATATTTAAGATTAACAATATGGACTTGCCTGTTTCTTTTGTGCAGACAAAACCAATTACATCTAAGTTTACTATTGAAGATATGAAGTCAGTAATGACACAAGATGAAATTAGAGAGGAACTAGGGTTAGAGCCTTTAGAAAAAGAAGAAGTAGTAGAAGAAGATTTAAGCAAAGTTGGTATGGTAGATGGTAAACCTGTTTTTGATTCTATAGCTGAAGCAGAGGAACACGCTAAAAAGATTGGGTGTAGTGGTTACCACAAACACGAATACGAGGGTAAGACAGTCTATATGGCTTGTGAATCACACGATGAAATGTTAAACCTAGAAAAGACAGAGTTAGATGCTTTCTTAGATACTATGGAAGATATACCTGAAGATTGGGAATTAATATCTGAGGAAATAGTTGATGGGGAACACCAAGATTTTGATTATGAAGCTGAACTAAATAACATAAGCAATACAGAATTAACTTCAACAGGCAGGGCTAACCCTAATGCACGAAGTAGTCAAGATGGATTGAATAAATCTAAGACTGCTTTTTATAAAGTTAGATATTTATACACACACGATAATTTTTTAATTAACGAATCAGGAACGAACAGAGAGTTTTGTACTAAAATGATGAAAGCTAAAAAGATTTATCGTAAAGAGGATATTATAAGAATGAGTAAAATACCTGTCAATCCTGGTTTTGGTAAAAAAGGTGCGGCTACATACTCAATTTGGCTTTACAAAGGAGGACCTCAATGCGAACATTTTTGGCTGAGACAAGTCTATAAAGCACCAAAGACAGATGACAACTATGTTTACTATCCTGATAAAATACAAGATGATAAAAACATAGGTTACACTAAAGCTAAGTCAGAAGGGTTTACTGCAAAGAAAAATGACAACTTAGTTGCAAAACCACCAAAAAGAATGAAGAATCACGGATATATAAAACCTAGATAATATGGCAGGATATGTACTATTCATAAGTGAAGATAAGCTAAAAGATTCAACTGCAATCAATATGAATGTAGATGTAAACTTCTTATTGCCTTATGTGAAAATCGCACAGAAAAAATATGTAGAAACTAAACTTGGTACTAATTTGTTTGTAGCAATACAAGGAATGATTAGTGGGGGTACTATTAGTAATCCTGCAAATGCTAACTACAAAACACTACTAGAAGATTATGTAGCTGATATGTTGGTTCATTATGCTTTTTACGAGGTATTGCCTTTTTTAAGATATAAGGTACAAAATAACAATGTAGTTTCTAAGACATCAGAAAACTCTACACCATTAACTAGGGCAGAAGCACAAGACTTACGTTCAGAAATTTCAAATACTGCACAGTTTTACACAGAAAGACTAGTGGATTATTTATGTAACAATTCTAGTTTATTCCCTGAATACTCAACTAATTCAGGTAGTGATGTTACTCCTAATTCAAATGCTTATTATCAAGGAATGAACCTAGAAAGACCTGATAAACAAGATACTAAAATTACAATTAGAGATTTTTTAGACACAACATATAATTAATGAAGAAACACTATAAAGTAAAAGAAATAAATAAAACTAAATTAAAATCATATTTGACAAATGCCAATACAAAAAACAGTACAGGACACACTAGAAGTTGCAGCAGTAAACGGAACAGTACTAAGTGTAACAACATTCAGTAATATAGAATTAGCATTAAAAATTGTCTTGCTAGTAATATCTATTGCGTACACAATAGACAAATGGTATAGTCAAAAGAAAAAACACAGTGAAAAAAAGAAAGCTAAATAGCACCAATCCTCGTTATCAAAAGGTAGAAGAAGCAAAGAAAACTACGAAAGTTTTGATTAACAATCTAAAAGGGGTTAAAATCTTTGCAGTATATAATATATAAAATTTGAATCATTTTAAAATATCTGAATTTGATAGTCCTGACTTAGAAGGTAGTGGTCAGAAAATGGATAGAGTGTTTTTAAAACTCTTAGACCAAGCTAGAGATAGGGCAGGAGTTCCGTTTAAAATACTAAGTGGCTACAGAACAATAGAACATAATTTATATGTAGGTGGTAGAGTTGGTTCTAGTCATCTTTTTGGTTTAGCAGCAGACATATACTTACCTAATAATTCTAGGGAAAGGTTTTTAATCATTAATGCTTTATTGGAAGTGGGATTAAACAGGATAGGCATAAACTTTAAAGGAAGATTTGTACACGTAGATATGGATAGAAGTAAAGATGAAAATGTCCTATGGACATATTAATTAATTTAAAACAATAAAAATGAAAAACTATTTAATTTTAACAATATTAAAGTCTAAAAAGGTATGGTATACGATAGCAGCAATAATTGTGCCTTTTATAGCAAGAAGTTTAGATGTAGATGAGGTTCACGTTAGCGAGATGTTTTGGGCATTAGTTGGTTTAACAGGCGCACAAGGGTTGGCTGATAGTGGAAAGAAGTAATAGATACAGATTAAAGCCACACGAGATAAAAGTCATTCAGAAACTGCGAGAGCAAGAAAAAAGTAATGTATTAGTAATAGGCGACTTGCACGAACCTTTTTGTTTAGACTCTTATCTTGATTGGTGCTTAGAACAATACCACACCTATAATTGCACGGAGATAGTGTTTATAGGCGATATAATAGACAATCACTACTCTTCCTACCACGAAACCTCAGCAGATGGTATGGGTGGCTTAGACGAGCTAGAATTAGCTATTGAGAGAATATCTAGATGGTACGAAGCATTTCCTGAGGCTACAGTCATTATAGGAAATCACGATAGAATTATAATGAGAAAGGCTCAAACAAGCGCAATACCAAGTAAGTGGATAAAATCTTACAAAGAAGTATTAGAAGTTCCTAATTGGAATTTTGTAGAAAGGTACGAACTCAATGGTGTTCAGTATATACACGGAGAAGGTGGTACTGCTAGAACTAAATGTCGTGCAGATATGATGAATACAGTTCAGGGACACCTGCACACACAAGCATATTGCGAACACTATGTAGGTAAAAATTTTAGGGTATTTGGTATGCAGGTTGGTTGTGGTATAAATCACAAGTCCTATGCTATGGCTTATGCAAAATACGGAAAACGCCCTGCGGTCGGCTGCGGGGTCGTCATAAATGACGGAAAAATCGCCATAAATTTGCTTATGCCGTTATAAAAAATAAGCATTTTTCACACACTTTTTACACTTTTTTTATATAATTTTTAAATTTTTTTTGACTTTTTTGCTAGAGTAAAACTAACTTTTTTTGTTTTTTTAGTTGAAAAGTTCGTTGAAAGTTTGGTGGGTAATTTTTTTTTACCGAACTTTGTGTGTATAATTGAGGGGGTTGATAAGGAATATTTGACTAACTAACCTAACCTAACTGGAAAGTAAATTAAAAGAAACGAGTTTCAGCCCCTAAAATTTAACAACTTAAAAAAACAATTATGAAGTTAAATAAATCAGAAAAAGAAATCATCGCATACTATATAAGTTTATCTGTTGATGAGCAGGAAGATAATAATATTAAACAAAAAATGATAACTATTTTATCTAAATTACAAAGCGAAAATATTTTCGGTTATATAGAAAACGTAAAAAAATAATAAATTAAAAACTATGAAAACATTCGACAAATACAAACAAAACCTAAGGGTAGATGGTAACTACATCGTATCTTACACTACTAAAGTTGCTGAGATTAAGCCAACAGGATTATACCAATTAGGTTGGTGGTCAGTAACAACTCAGAAGCATATCAACTATGCGGCTAAAGAACTAGGATTACCTTTATATAAATAATAACAGGGTAAAAAGTATAACTAACAGAACAGAAGAGTCAATGGTTAAAGTAAAAGAGCGAAAGAACAATCATCGAAGTATTTTGCAAAATACAGAGACAACAGGTGCAAGAGAGCAACCCAAGTAGCCACTTTAACACGAACAATCAGTTATACTTTAAAAACCCACTAAAAACAAAAACAATGAAAACAATGAGAATAAGAAAAATACAGGCAACAGAAAAACCTACATATAATCAATGGGTGAAACACCTAAAAGATTATCAAGTAGAAGTCGGTAACCTTAAAATATATAAATTAAATGGATAGAATACCTACACCCACACCCTTAACTGATGAAGAATACGCTCAGTTACAAATTCAACACGAACTAGAAAGGCAAGAAAGACTACTAACTTATGACAACAGAATTGTTGAGGCTAAGCTAGTCTACTACAAAGGTTATATCGCTTCATCAGGAACTGATTATAACTTAAACAAAAAGTTTGCAGATATTAAAAAAGCTTGGAACTCTGTAATTATGATAGGAACAGAAAGACAAAGATGTGCAGATGAAACAATAGATAATATAACAGGAACTTATTCATATAACTTAACGGAAGAAATGTTAAAAGAATATGAATCTAACGACAAAAAACTTTTAATAATATGAAAACAACAGTAAACTTTTACGAATTTAGAAATTGGTTTGATAAAAATAGACCAAATAATTTTTCTTATGATGGCTTAATTGCTTTATGGGAAATGATAGAAGAATATGAAGATAGTACAGGGGAAGAAATAGACTATGACCCTATAGGCTTATGCTGCGAATACTCTGAATATGAAGACATTAAGGAGTTTTGGAATGACTATGATAAGGAAGATTACCCTGATGAGCAGTCAATAATGAACGCAACATATTATTGGGCTTTTGGAAAGGAATCATTTATAATACAACAATTTTAATTATGACACTAAAAAGACTACAAGAAATATATACTTTTCAATGTTCAGACAATGAATTGTATTTAGCAGGAAAAGATGAAAATGGAGATGATTTTACAATAGTATTTGATGCTTTCAACTTTCTAGAATGGATAGATAGAGAGCAGATACAATACATAAAAAAACAAACAATTAAATATATTAAACAAAAATGAAAACAGAACTTATAAAAGAAAAGTACAACAAGTACAATTTAGAACCTAGTGATGTATTTAAGCATCAACACTATATAATTATAACAAGAAGTGGTATTGAAAAAATACAAGCCCAAGAAGAAATTACTATGGACTTTCAAGTTGTAAAATGTGAAAAAGATTTTGCAGTTGTTAAAGCTATTGCAAATAAAAAAGATACTCTAATAGAAACCTTTGGTAGTGCTTTGAAAGGAGATTATAAAAATGGTAACTGCAATACTTGGTATGTTATGGAAATGGCTGAAAAAAGGGCTATGTCTAGGGCAGTATTAAAGCTGACAGGTTTTTATGAACTTGGAGTATTTGGGGAAGATGAAAGCGAAGAATTTAAAAATAATTAAAATAATAATAAAATGAATAATGTAATAGAAGGAAAATTAGTAAAAGTATTTGAATTAGAATCAGGAGTTTCTAAAGCAGGTAAGGAATGGAAAAAACAATCAATATTAATACAACAAGATACTAAGTATAATCCTGAGGTTGTGGTTACTTTTTTTGGAGATAATGTAAATAAGATAAAAATTAATGAAATGGGAAATATTGTAAGTTGTAATATTAATTTATCATCTAGAGAATATAAAGGTAAGTTTTACCACAACATAGATGGTTATACTTGTAATGTAACTGATATTAATGAAGATGTTAAAGCTGTTTTTAATGAAAAGTTTACAGGTACAACTCCTGATGATTTACCATTTTAATTATGACAGATAGAATTAAATTTGAATTACTATGCGACCTTACTACAGATATAGTAGGGTTGCATCAAGGTGCATTGTCAGATAAGACTAGAAAGCAAAAAATACATATACCTAGAATGGTAGCTTCAGTTATTGCTAGAATGACAAATGATATACACCCAACAATTATAGCAGATGTTTTAGATAGAGATAGAACATCTATACTGCA